CTCAGAATTAATCCCTGAAAGACTAGCTGTTCTAAATACATTTTCGAATTCATATACCTGATAACCTTTTAATGGTGTTGGCAAACCAAGCTTACTTCAAAAGTATGGAAGTCTGTGATCGTAACCGAAGATACTGTATATTCTTGAAGCAACTAGGCGGTTTCTATCACCTTTGAAATCTGGTCATCTTGATTTCATTAAGCATGCACTAAGTGCCATCCTGACTGGATCACGTTCAGGTCCTTTCGGTGTTCACTTCGAACCAAGAAACTGCATAAATGGTTGACCTGGATCAAACATGTGGGTGGGATCAAAATTCAGTTTCATTTTAAATTTGTTGCTCACGTAGCGAACTACGTAATCAGTATCGATTTTGCGAGCACTGAAAATTACATTATCATCTCCTCCTACCTTTATACAAGATATTTGGTTCCTGTCTTTTGGTGCAAGACTGAGACCGAGTACGGCCAGGTTACAAAACCCATCTGCCAAATTGGTGATAACAGTACCCGAGAAAATTCCCCTCCTTCGTCTAATGAAGCCAGTATCTGGATGATAGGCATGCCCAAACATAATGTAACCTGACAAATCTCAGAAGAGATCTTCCCTGTAGGAATTAACAGATTCATCATTGAAGTCTATCATGAATGAGAACATCTTTAATATCATACAAATAATATTAGAAGGTATAGTTCGGTCATAACTAGAATAATCACCTGAGGTTTTCGCATACTTCGTCATACTTATACACATTTCAAACAACTGAAGTTGAGAGTTCCCCATCATTAGAGAGGAATCTGAGTTCTGCGTAAAATAGTCACAAACCTTTGAAAACATAACTAACTCTAGGATAGTAACTGCTAAAGGTGGACAGAAGATAAGTCTTTGTTTAAGCTTACCTGTCTTGGAAGGCTGCGTTACCATATAGATCATATTCGGTAAATCAAATACTTTACGATCAAAACTTTTGTTTAGAATTGAATCAAATATTTCATCAAATTCCTTACGAAGTTCACCCTTTTTAACAAAATAAGGGGCACCGCTCGCACTAGTTTTATGGATCCTAGCCCATACATTCTCACGATCTAAATTCAATGAGAACATCGAACCACCAGAGGTGCCAAGACCGCGATATATAATAGCTTTGCAGCATTCAGACCATTCACCAGGACTAAGCGAAATAGGTTTTGCGACCGTAAGATCTTCGATCAAAGTTGAAAATACTTTAGAAATAGTGGCTTTTTGCGATTCCGGATCATAAATTTTCCGAAGAAAATTCTTGTCGAACAAGCCATGATTATGAAATGCATACACCATTATTTCTGAATGCCCTGGAATATGATGGTTCCGCATCCTTTTTGTTACAAATTCAGGTACAAAACCTTCTTTAGATCTTTGATAATGAGAGAAGTAATGAGATGTAATACGTTCAACGTCTGTTCTTGAAGAACACATATCTTTTAATAATTTAGCCCTTTTTCATGAACAGGTACCATTGTTCCTCTTACTGTATGTAGCAGGTTGTGACACAACGTTAAATAATAACGCGCCAATTATTGGAC